AACTTTATATAAAAGCGTGGAGTACGATGAACAAGAATTATGGGCTGAACTTGAAAGGCTTGAAAAGGAAAATGTTAAGTTTTCAACAGGTCAAAATCTATTTCATGTCATTCCCCTATTTGCTGATTGCAATTTTTTTATAGAACGGTGGATGTGGGATATAATAGCAGAGTACAACTACATAACAAGATTCAATATTAGTCTTGGAGAATTGGATAATGTTTCGGCTCATAGACTGGATTGTTTTACAATAATAGATCGAGAAATAAATAACTGTATGAGATTTAAAAATGGCTGATAAAAAGTTAAATATTAAAATCACAACCAAAGGGGCACAGAAGTCTAAAAAGGCTCTTGGTGGTGTTAATAAACAAATGAAAAGCCTTGCTATGACTGCGGTCAAAGCGGGTGGGGCTTTCTTTGCTGTTTCCGGTATTATACGAGGGTTCTCTGCTGTGATCAAATTAGCGGGAGAGCAGGAACAAGCCGAGAAGAAATTACAGGTTGCATTAGGTCATACTTCAAAGGCGTTATTAGATCAAGCGACAGCCTTACAAAAAGTTACAACCTTTGGAGATGAGGCGATTATCGGAGTACAGGCTTCATTAGCTGCTTTCCTTGATTCAGAAGAAGCAATCAAAAAAGCAACAGAAGCGACTCTTGATATTTCAGTTGCAATGGGGATGGATTTAAAAGCTGCCGGAGATTTAGTTGCTAAAACATTGGGAAGTTCGACAAATGCAATGAGCCGTTATGGGATTCAGGTTGAGGGTGCGGTTGGATCGACTGAACGATTAGAAAGCTTGACAGGTAATGTTGCTCGATTATTCGGTGGTCAAGCTAAAGCACAGGCTGAAACGATGGCTGGTTCAATGGAACAAGCAAAAAATGCAATCGGAGACACAGGAGAAGCCATAGGATCATTACTTGCTCCGGCTGTTACGTCAATAGCACAAGGTTTCACTGGTGCGGCGGAAGCTGTGAGTGATTACGTTGAGCAATTACGACTCTCTAAAACATCGCTGGAGGGCATTGTTGATACTGAAACAAGAATCGAAATCATTCAAGCCAAACTTTCAGAAGCGAGAAAACAAGCAATACGAGAAGAAACGGATTTAGAGACTCATGCTTTGAGAAAATTTTTCAATATAGAGACAGGATTAGAAAAAATTGCAAGATTAGAAAATGAACTTGCAATAGCGAAAAGGGGGAATTTCTTTGAGTTTTCAAAGGAAGGACAGGCTGAACTTGACAGACTCCAAGAGCAAATAGAAATGCGGCAGGCAATGATTCCATTTGAAACCGAACTTTTAGCCAAAGCAAGGGCACAATTAGACGTGCAACAGCAACAACGTGATGAGATTGATTTCTTAATTGACAATTATCCAGAACTTGCAAAACAAATGGGTCTAATTAGTAGCCTGAAAGAAACAGACGTAGAAACAGGCAAAAAACAAATCGAAATCACAAAAGAACAAGCTATCCAAATGGGTATTCAATCTGATACAGCTTTAGGTGCTTTGAGAAGTTTAGTGAAGGCAAAATTTGCTACAATGATCGCCGGAATGTTAGAAAAAGAAATAGGGACTAAAGGGTTTGCGGGATTAGCGACTGGTGCTATTGGTGCTGCTTTAGCTATGGGATTATTTGAAAAATTAGTTCCTTCATTTGCTCAAGGTGGACAATTTATTACAGATTCGCCTCAAATGATTATGGTTGGAGATAATCCCGGTGGTCGTGAAAGAGTAACAGTAGAACCATTGTCAGGCCCGGGATTTGAAGGCGGTATTACGGTTAATATAATGGGCGGTATTGTTCAAGATGATTATGTCAGAAACGAATTAATCCCGGCAATAAATAAGGCAAAAGCCCTTGCTTAATTTTGATTCAAGTCTAACCGATGCCTTAACGTCTCATTCGACAGAAGCATTTTGGGTTCTAAAGCTCTATTATAACGCAGAAGGTTCTTCAGATTTTATAGGTGTTTCCGACCAAGATAGAGTGGATGGTTCTGATACTTACTATGGCATAGTCTCAAGTTGGGGGAGTTTAAGTCAGTCTTTAGATTTCTTTAACTTCACGACTTCAACAGGGAATATGTCTGTTAAATTGATTAACACAGATAACACAATAGATGGTGGAAGGTTCTCTGATTTATTCTCTACTAAAAACTTTGCTAATAGAAAATGGGAACTATTTTTAAATACATCTCAAGCTGGGACTTATGACACAAGTGCAAGAATGATAGGCTCGGGTATTATTTCAGGCGATATTAAATATGATCCAAAATCTATTTCTTTAACTTTGCTTGATTATTCTTCAAAGTATCATAAACAGCTTCCGACGAATGTGGTCGATTCATCCACTTATTCTAACGCTCCCGAAAAGAATATTAATAAACCTATTCCTATGACGTATGGGGATTTTCACGATAAAACAGGAATTGGAACTATACCAACGTCAGGGGCAGAATTTGACAGGCATTTTACTAAATCTAAATTTCCTGCTATCGTTACAGACGAATGGAGCTCTGCAAATCAGAACGTAGAGGCAAAGCCTGATTCCGTCGCAGTGCACACTTTAGATACTGAAAATGTGTATATATATAGTGATGAAATTTACAGTGCGTGTAAATCATCAAATGTAACTGAAACTGAAGCTACCCCATTAATAACTTATAAGGGAAATACTTGGAGGGCATATATACCTTTGTATAACTATGACGGCTATGATACAACAAATGTGGTTGATGGGGATTTTAGTACACACGAAACATTAAGTGCTGCTGGTGGGGCTGGTTTGCAATACTTATTTGTTGGAATCCCGAAGATTCCAAAGTTAGGAGAATATGTAAATATAAGAGTATTAATAAATTATGGAACATTCACGGGGACTTTTGCTGGTTCAGATGTCTGGAACTTAAATAATTTACATAATTTAACTTGGGGCGTAGATGATAGTTCGGAAACTGTAAGTATAGATGGTTCATATACAACAGACCAACAAGATGCGTGGGACTTTGAAGGTTTTGTCGCTTTTTATTTAAAAAACGTGTTAGGCTCGACAATTTCTGCCCAGATTAAAGAGGTTGGTGTTGAAATTGAATACACACCTTCTCAAGTTTTCTCAAAAAAAATCACAGAACAATATGAAGCTATCGTGCCAACAGAACGTTCAGTTGATACACAATTTGATAGAGATAGTGAATCTGTTTTTGAAACTGTTATAATGACAAGAACAAAAATGATTAACACTCCTTCTATATCTGATTATATATATTTCTCGGGTAAGGGTAGAAAATATGATTCTTTTATAGACGAAGATTCAAGAAGTCAGGGCTATGATGAAAATGATTTAATTGAAAATCCTGTATTTATGATTGAAGACGTTTTAAGAACCGAATTAAGCAAAACTTCGTCAGAAATAGATTATGCCCTTTTCGACACTTCAGGTAATACAACCAACGGATATTTGGGTGATATTTATAACGATGCTGTCTCTGATGTTAAATATGCCTTCTCTCAATATAAGTTTATTAATTCAAAAGATTTAATTAATCGTTTATGTAAGCAGATTTTAAGCTGGGTATTCATAGGCGGTGATGGAAAGTTCAAGATTAAGACATTAAGACGAACAGGCGATTATTCAAGCGTAGATAAAACAATAGACTTCAACGATATGAGTTTAAAATCTATTTCCAGAACGTCTTTAGGTGCTGTAAGAAACGATATTACAATCAATTACAATCAAGACTACGGACAGAATCAATTTATTTCAAGTGCAAATCCAACAGCAGACGCAACTTCAACAGGGACAACGGTAGACGGATATAAACAAACTTTAAAGTTAGAACTTGACGCAGATACATTAGATTCGACAACAGCAACTCAACTCGCCGATGCTTATATGACAATTTTCAAAGACCGTAAAGTCATATTGGACTTTGAATGTAAACGTCCGACTTATAACGATTTAGAAATTGGGGACATTGTTACATTTTCAAATTGGGATTCAACCATAAAATTATACGGTACAGCAATGGGGACAGATTATTATTTAATAACAAATATTAGTAAAAAACCGAATGGATGTTCGGTGAAGGCAATTAAGGTAAGCTAATGGCGAAATCATTTTATTATCCGGTAAACGAATTAGCATCAGCAACATTAGATGATGGTACGTTCTTGAATGTAGCGTTTACGAACGCCTCTGCGTTAACAAACGAATTAAGGGCAGTGGATCAATCAATAGGGACTGCTGTAAGTGGTTGGACTCAAAACGATGGGTTTAGGATTGATCTCGGTGCTGCGGTTGCTTGTGATTTTTTAGCTATATATTTCAATGCTATTGAAACAACAGACTTCATATTATACGCAAGTGATAATAGTGATAATTCATCCACGACAACCGCTAAAACTATTACAGCATCATTTGTTAAGGGATGGAATGTGTTTGATTTTTCTTCTACTAATAAGCGTTATTGGTTTTTAAGACAAACCGGAACAGGCACAACTGATAATTTTATGGAATTTATCATCGGTAATAAATACGACTTCGATGTGAATTTCGATCTTAATAATACCGAAAGCGATATATCAGGATCAGATGTTATAACGAGTTACGGAGGCAATGAGTTTTCTAATAAACGCCACTCACAAAAAGCTACATGGT